ATGTGGCGCCATATTGCGTCAAATGCGTTTACGTTTCTGATTGTTGGCCTGTTTCTGGTGGCTGGCGTTGTGGCATGGGGAACCCGCCAGTATTCTGCTGCAGGCCCGCTGGAGGCCGCGATTTGTTTTGAGGTGCCCGGCGGGGGGACCATGTCTCGTGTGACGGCTGATCTTGTTGATCAGGGTGCGATTTCGTCGGCTTTCATTTTCGAGGTTGGTGCGGATTATACAGAAAAATCCGGTCTGCTGAAGCAAGGCCGGTTCCGGGTGCCAGAGGCGGCGTCCATGGAAGAGATTGTGGACATTATCACCCGTGGTGGGCGCAATACCTGCGGTGCGGAAGTAATATATCGTGTCGGGATTAATCGTACGATTGTTGATGTGCGCGAACTTGATCCCGCGACGAATGAATTTGTAGAACTGGCGGGTTTTGTGGTGTCCGATGAGGAACCACCTGCTGCTTATCAAGAGGTGAAGGCGGACGGTGGGGCCACTTTCCGGGTTGTTATCGCGGAAGGTGCGACCAGTTGGCAGACGATGACCGCTTTGAGCCAGATCGATATTTTGCAAGCCGATGTGACGGAGCCGCCTGCTGAAGGGTCGCTGGCCCCGCGCGACTATGAGATTTCTGATGGTGAGACGGTTTCATCGATACTCACCCGCATGCAAGAAGCGCAAGCGGTGATCTTGGACGAGGCCTGGGACAACCGCGCGAATGGCCTGCCGTTGGAGACACCTGAAGAGGCATTGATCCTTGCCAGTATCATCGAGAAAGAGACCAGCATTCGCGATGAGCGTCGTCAGGTGGCCAGTGTATTTGTCAATCGCCTGAACCGCGGCATGCGCCTGCAAACCGACCCGACTGTAATCTATGGTATTACTCAAGGTGAAGGTGTTTTGGGTCGTGGCCTGCGCCAGAGCGAGTTGCGTGGTGCAACGCCATGGAATACCTATGTCATCGAAGGTTTGCCGCCAACACCGATTGCAAACCCCGGTCAGGCCGCTATTGAAGCGGCATTAAACCCTGATACGACGGATTATATTTTCTTCGTGGCTGACGGTACGGGTGGGCACGCTTTTGCCACAAATCTGGAAGACCATAACAGTAACGTTGCCGTGTGGCGCCAGATTGAAGCAGAACGTGCCAACGACGGGTAAGTCTCTGATATTATTAACCAACCGTTAATTCACAGTGCGTGGAGCCTGTCTAGTTGGGTTGACAGTTGATGTGTAATTGCGGTAATTTGTCGCTGCTAGAAGACTGGGATCGGTGAACATGATCCTTGCCGCTCGACCGTAACGGAAGTTCCCTTACAGGTCTGAATTTACAATGAATGAAATGAATGATGAGAGGCCAAGTGCCTCTGACTTGGCAGCTGAACGGCTGGCTGAGGTGGATGCGTTATCACGCGATATTCGGAAGCTGCTGGAGCAGATGACTACCGCGTGTCGCGAAGGCGAAGACGTGAGCATCAAAGAAGTCGTCAACAAGTTAAACGAGTTACATGCAGCGCACCTCAAGGTGATCTCTGCTGAGGATAGATTTCATGCAAAAACCGGAACCGACGTCGACGCAGATGCTATCGATTATGATGAAATCCGGTTTGATATCGGGTGCAGACTTGATCGCATCCGCCGAAGCCTCTTGGCAGAGGCAGTTTCTGGAGACGCTGACACCGGAGCAGTTGGCGAGCTTGCCTTATCTGTTCGACTTTTGGGCGATGCCGCATCAGATAGCGCCGAGCGGTGACTGGCGGACCTGGGTGATTTTGGGCGGACGTGGTGCGGGGAAAACCCGCGCTGGCGCTGAGTGGGTTCGCAAGATGGTAGAGGGGGCTGTGCCGCATGCGCCCGGTACCGCCCGTCGTGTGGCTTTGGTGGGTGAAACCATGGATCAGGCGCGTGAGGTCATGGTGTTTGGTGATAGCGGTATCTTGTCTGTCTGTCCGCCGGATCGCCGTCCTCAGTGGATTGCGGGCCGTCGTTTGCTGATTTGGCCTAATGGGGCGGAGGCGCAGGTGTTTTCGGCCCATGACCCCGATAGTTTGCGTGGCCCCCAGTTTGATGCGGTGTGGGCCGATGAATTGGCAAAGTGGCGTAAGGCGGAAGAGGCGTGGGATATGCTGCAGTTTGCTTTGCGCTTGGGGGATCGTCCGCGCGCTTGTGTCACGACGACGCCCCGCAAGTCACAGATGCTGCGCGATTTGCTGGAATTGGATACGACCGTCAACACCCATGCGCCGACGCAGGCGAACCGGGCGAATTTGGCGACAAGTTTTCTGAAAGAGATTGAGGTGCGTTATGGCGGGACATCTTTGGGCCGTCAGGAGATGGAAGGCCTGATGCTGACAGAGGTGGAGGGTGCGCTTTGGACGGACGCGGATTTGGCACGCTGTCAGGTAGCTGAAGCCCCGCCGTTGAACCGTATCGTCGTGGCGATTGATCCGCCAGGGACGTCGCACGCAGGATCTGATGCGTGTGGGATTATCGTTGCGGGTATCAGTATGCAGGGTGATGTGTGTGATTGGCATGCGGTGGTGCTGGAAGATGCCAGCATGTCGGCGGCGCGTCCCACGGCTTGGGCCGAAGCTGCGATTGCTGCGATGCGCAGGCATGGGGCGGATCGGTTGGTGGCCGAGGTTAATCAGGGTGGCGATATGGTTGAGGCTGTGTTGCGCGGGGTTGATGCGATGGTGCCGTATCGGTCGGTGCATGCCACCAAGGGCAAGGTCGCGCGGGCTGAACCGGTTGCGGCGCTTTACGAACAAGGTCGCGTGAGCCATGTGCGGGGGTTGTCTGACCTTGAGGATCAGATGGCGCAGATGACAAGCCGTGGTTTTGAAGGCACAGGCTCGCCGGATCGTGTCGATGCACTGGTTTGGGCATTGTATGATCTGATGATTGAGCCCGCCGCGAAGTGGCGAAAACCCAGTATTCGTGGGCTTTGAGGGTGTTGCGGGCCGTGCGGGACGGTGCTGTCGCGATTTCCTAAACCATTTAATTCAAATTGTTTTTCGTGAACTGCAGATGGTCACCACCGGCCGGCACTAGGAGTTTTGAATGTTTGAATTTTTAAACCGTACCAAGCCAGATGCGGCCCCGGTTGAGGTGAAAGCTTCGGCCACGGGGCGTGTGATGGCGATGTCTAGTGCCGGTCGTGTTGCCTGGTCGCCGCGCGATGTTGTGTCGCTGACGAAGGCTGGATTTTCGGCCAATCCGATTGGCTTTCGTGCGGTGAAACTGATTGCTGAGGCCGCCGCTGCTTTGCCAATTGTGTTGCAGGATGCGGATCGTCGTTATGAGACGCATCCGGTGCAGGCGTTGTTGGCACGCCCTAATGCGGGGCAGGGCCGGGCGGAGTTGCTCGAGGCTTTGTTTGGGCAGGTTTTGCTGACAGGGAATGGGTATCTGGAGGCAGTGGCCGACGATGCGCTGCCGGTTGAGATGCATGTGCTGCGCTCTGATCGGATGTCTGTTGTGCCGGGGGCAGATGGCTGGCCCGTTGGCTATGAGTATATGGTGAATGGCCGCAAGCATCGCTTTCAAGTAACAGAAGGGTTGAGCCCGATTTGCCATATCAAGAGCTTTCATCCGCAAGATGATCACTATGGGTTTTCGGCTTTGCAGGCGGCGGCCTCGGCCATCGATGTGCATAATGCAGCCTCGCGGTGGTCGAAGGCTTTGTTGGACAATGCGGCTCGTCCGTCTGGTGCGATTGTATATCGCGGGGCGGATGGTCAGTCGGCCTTGAGCAATGATCAATATGCCCGGCTTTTGGATGAGATGGAGAGCCAGCATCAGGGCGCGCGCAATGCGGGGCGGCCGATGTTGTTGGAGGGCGGCCTTGATTGGAAGCCGATGGGGTTCTCGCCTTCGGATATGGAGTTTCAGAAGACTAAAGAGGCCGCAGCGCGTGAGATTGCGATTGCTTACGGTGTGCCGCCGATGCTGTTGGGTATTCCCGGCGATGCGACCTATGCAAATTACCAGGAGGCGAACCGCGCATTTTACCGGTTGACGGTGTTGCCGCTGGCGACGCGCGTGATGTCTGCGATTGCCGTTTGGTTGTCGGACTATGCGGGCGAGGATGTCAGCCTGCGTCCTGATCTGGATCAGATTCCTGCTTTGTCTGCGGAGCGTGATGCGCAATGGAAGCGTGTGAGTGATGCGGATTTTTTGACCGATGCGGAGAAACGCGCGCTGCTGGGTCTGCCTGCTTTGGAGGTTGGCGATGGCGCGTAATGTTGTTGAAATGGACGGCAAGCCGCGCCGTGATGCGCCGCCGCCGGTGTCGGATTTTTGGTTTGCGCAGGTCGATGTTCGGTTGGGCCGGATTGAGTTCATGGTGTCCCGTCTGGAATGGCAGGTCTGGATCATTGTCTGCGGCTGCGCCGGCTTGTTGGTTTTTGAAATTGTTAAAGCGCTGAGTGGAGCACCATCATGAATTTGGAACATAAGTTTTGTGCGCTTGGCACTGAGGTGACGGTCACTGATGGCACGATCATCAGCGGATATGCATCGCTGTTCGGTAAATCCGATCAGGGTGGCGATACGGTTGAGAAGGGGGCTTATGGTGCCTCTCTGGCTAAGGGCCGCGGTGTGAAGATGTTGTGGCAACACGACCCAGCCCAGCCGATTGGTGTGTGGGATGAGGTGCGTGAGGATGCCATGGGTCTGTGGGTCAAAGGCCGCTTGCTGACGGATGTGGCCAAAGGCCGTGAGGCGGCGTCGCTGATTGCGGCCAAGGCGATTGACGGGCTGTCCATCGGATACCGGACTGTGAAAGCCCGCAAGGATGACAAGGGCGGTAGGCTTTTGTCGGAGTTGGAGCTTTGGGAGGTGTCTTTGGTCACATTCCCGATGCTTCCTGATGCGCGTGTGGGCGCCAAAGGGGATGACCCTGCGGAGACTGCAATGCGCGAGATGGCTGCGGCATTTGAGGGTGCGCGCCAAATGATGGCGCGGGACTGAGCCCGCCCGAGCAACGATCAAAGGATTGATTGATGAGTAAGACTGAGACCACGTCTCGGGCCGGGGAAGATATGTCTCCTGCCCAGTCTCTGAATACGGCGATTGCCGGGTTCATGAGCGATTTCAAAGACTTTTCCCACGGCGTGAATGCCAAACTTCAAAAACAGGATGACCGGATGAATAAGCTGGACCGAAAGACAATGATGAACGCCCGCCCTGTGCTGGCACAGGCGGCCGCCGAAGATGCACCGCATCAGAAAGCCTTTGCTGCGTACCTGCGCTCGGGCGATGATGACGGGCTGCGTGGCCTTGAGATGGAAGGCAAGGCGCTGGGCACGGCAGTGGCTGCTGACGGTGGCTATCTTGTGGACCCGCAGACGGCGGACACCATTCAGAACAGCCTGTCTTCGACCGCTTCTATCCGGTCGATTGCGAGCGTCGTGAACGTTGATGCGACGTCTTATGACGTACTGGTTGACCACTCTGACATGGGTGCCGGTTGGGCAACCGAGGCGAGCTCTGTTGGTGAAACCGATACGCCAAAGATCGAGCGTATTTCCATTCCTTTGCATGAGCTTTCCGCATTGCCCAAAGCATCGCAGCGTTTGCTGGATGACAGCGCTTTTGACATCGAAGGTTGGCTGGCTGGCCGGATTGCCGACAAGTTTGCCCGTGCCGAAGCGATGGCATTCATTGAAGGTGATGGCGTGGACAAGCCGACAGGCATGTTGACCTACCCAACAGTGGAGAACGATAGCTGGACCTGGGGCAATCTGGGCTATGTCCCATCTGAAACCGCTGGTGGTATCACCCGTGCTGATCCGATCATTGATCTGGTTTATGCGCTGGGTGCTGAGTACCGCGCCAATGCGACATTCGTGATGAATTCGAAAACGGCGGGTCACATTCGCAAGCTGAAGGACAATGACGGGCGTTTTGTCTGGGTTGATGGCATTGCCGAAGGTGAGCCTGCGCGCCTGCTGGGCTACCGCGTTTTGATTGCTGAGGACATGCCGGATATTGATGACAATTCGATGTCTGTCGCGTTTGGTGACTTCTCTGCGGGTTATACCGTGGCTGAACGCCCTGATCTGCGCGTGCTGCGCGATCCGTTCTCTGCCAAACCCCATGTTCTGTTTTACGCCACCAAGCGTGTTGGCGGTGCTGTGAGCGATTTTGCGGCAATCAAGCTGCTGAAGTTCGCGGTCAGCTAAGGCTGAAACCGTGAAACGGGTGCCGCCTTGAAAAGCGGCATCCATCCCCGGCTGCGCATTCAGACAATCCTCGCATTGTCTAGCAGCTCCCTTCCGTCCGAGCAATGCGGGGGGCGGTGCGGCCGGGGGTCTATCGCCCATAGGGCTAAGAGTTTTCGGAGTAATTCCATGATGTTAGTCGAAGAGACCACCGTGCCCATGTCGGCGCTTCCGGTCGCTGAGTTCAAAGACCATTTGCGCCTGGGATCGGGGTTCGCCGACGATGGAGTTCAAGATACGGTGCTGGAGAGCTATCTGCGTGCGGCTATGGCCGCGATTGAGGCCCGCACCGGCAAGATCCTGATTGAGCGCGAGTTTAGCTGGACCTTGACCGCGTGGCGCGACGCGCGCCGTCAGCCGCTGCCGGTGGCCCCGGTGAACGCTGTCAGCGCTGTGACGCTGCTTGATATGCAGGGGATTGAGACAGTCGTGGATGTGGATAGCTGGTATCTGGAGCCTGATATGCAGCGCCCAAGTTTGCAGCCTGCGGGCACGTGTTTGCCATCCCTGTCGACAGGTGGATCGGTGCGCATTGGCATGCTGGCGGGCTTTGGCCCGGAGTGGAGCGATTTGCCCAGCGATCTGGCGCAGGCTGTCATGCTGCTGGCCGCCCATTTCTATGAATATCGTCACGATGTGTCGCGTTCTACGCCTGCGATGCCTGTGGGTGTGCGGGCTTTGATTGAAAGCTATCGCACGGTCCGCCTGTTCATGGGTGGTCGCGTATGAGTGCGCCACAGCTGAACCGGTCGCTCGTGTTGGAGGCCCCGTTGAAGGTGGCGGATGGCGCGGGCGGTTATACCCGTGATTGGGAGCCGCTGGGCGTGTTATGGGCCGAGGTAAAGGCCGGGACAGGTGCGGAGAAGGCAGAGACGGCGATGACATTCTCGCGCGTGCCTTATCGGATTACCGTGCGTGCCGCACCTTATGGCGCGCCGTCACGCCCGGTGGCCGGACAGCGCTTTCGCGACGGGGCACGGGTGTTTGAGATCTACGCCGTGGCCGAGCAGGGGGTGCGGGCCGCCTATCTGACGTGTCATGCGCAAGAGGAGGTGGCTCCATGAGTTATGGTGTTGCAGCGGCCCTGCAACGGGCTGTGTTCCAGCGATTGAGTGGCGATAGTGCCTTGGCCACATTGATTGGTACGGACATCTATGATGCTTTGCCTACCGGTGCATTGCCCGCCCTTTATGTGGTGTTGGGGGCTGAGGATGTGCGCGATGCGTCGGACAAGACCGGCGCGGGGGCTTGGCATCAATTCACGGTCACGGTTGTGACCCAGAGCGCAGGGTTTGCGGCCGCGAAAGCCGCGGCTGCTGCGGTGAGCGATGCGCTGGTGGATGCGCCTTTGACCTTGGATCGCGGTGCTTTGGTTTCACTGAATTTTTACAAGGCGAAGGCCGCCCGTGTGGGGACGGGCGCTGTCCGCCAGATCAACATGATTTTTCGTGCCCGCGTAGCGGATGACACGTAACCCAATCTGAATATGAGGAGTACGCCTGATGGCTGCACAAAATGGTAAGGACCTGTTGGTCAAAATCGATATGACCGGTGGGGGCATGTTTGAAACAGCCGCTGGCTTGCGCGCCACGCGGATCAGTTTGAATGCTGAAACGGTGGATGTGACCAGTCTGGAAAGCACGGGCGGCTGGCGTGAATTGCTGGGTGGGGCGGGCGTGAAAACCGCCTCGATCTCGGGCTCTGGTGTGTTCAAGGATGAGGCCACGGATGAGCGTGCGCGTCAGATTTTCTTTGACGGCGAAACGCCCGATTTTCAGGTGATTGTGCCGGGGTTTGGCACGCTGCAAGGGCCGTTTCAAATTACGTCGGTTGAATATGCAGGGTCACATAACGGCGAGGCGACCTATGAGCTATCATTGGCCTCTGCTGGTGCGCTGACCTTTGTGGCGTTGATCTGATGACGAACCCCTGGGCCGGTGAGGTCGCTGTTGTGATTGATGGCGTGCCGCATGATTGCAAGCTGACGCTGGGTGCGTTGGCGGAGTTGGAGGCAGCGCTGGGCGAAGGCTCTCTCGTTGATTTAATTCGCCGGTTTGAGGGGGCCGCATTTTCCGGCGCCGATGTGATGGCTGTGGTTGTGGCTGGTCTGCGTGGTGGCGGTTGGGCCGGCACGTCGGCGGATTTGATGACGGCTGAGATTGCGGGTGGTCCGGTGGGTGCGGCGAAGGCGGCGGCATTGATGCTGGCACGTGCTTTTGCGGTGCCGGAGTAACCGATGGATTGGCCGGGGCTGATGCATGCAGGTCTGCATCTGTTGCGGTTGAGCCCGGACAGTTTCTGGGCGCTTACCCCGGCGGAATTGCAGATCATGTTGGGGGCGTCAGGTGCTGCGGTCCCGATGGCCCGCCCGCAGCTTGATGCTTTGCTGCGCGACTTTCCTGATGACGTGAAGGACAAAGATGATGGATGACATCGACAAGATAGACACGCTGGAAGACGGTGTAGGCGCGTTGGAGGCTGCATTAGGCGATGCCTCAGCCATGACGGCGGCGTTTGAAGATCAATTGCATTCGGTGCAGTCATCCTTGGCTGATACAACGCGCGATCTGGGCAATTTGGAGCGTGGTTTTTCCCAAGGTTTGCGTTCCGCCTTTGACGGGCTGGTTTTGGATGGTCAGAGCCTGACTGATGTATTGGGTGGTTTGGCCGAGAAGATGGTGAATACTGCCTACTCGGCGGCTGTAACCCCGGTCACGAACCAACTGGGTGGGCTGCTGTCAGATGGATTGAATACGGTCGTGTCCGGTTTGATGCCGTTTGCCGATGGTGGCACCTTTACGCAAGGCCGAGTGATGCCCTTTGCCAAGGGTGGTGTCGTCAGCAGCCCCACCAGTTTTCCCATGCGAGGCGGCACTGGCCTCATGGGTGAGGCAGGACCAGAGGCGATCATGCCCTTGGCCCGTGGCGCTGACGGCAGTTTGGGTGTGCGCGGTGCGGGTGGGGGTGCCACAACCATCAACATGAATATTACCACCCCAGACGCCCAAGGTTTTCAGCGCAGCCGTACCCAGATCGCAGCACAGATGAGCCGCGCGCTGGGCCGTAGCGCCCGCCATCAATAGGAGCCGTTATGACATTCCATGATGTAAGATTTCCCGCCTCACTGAGTTTTGGTGCCTTGGGTGGACCCGAGCGCCGGACCGAGATTGTCACGCTGGCCAATGGGTTTGAGGAGCGTAATACGCCTTGGGCGCATGCCCGCCGTCGTTACGACGCGGGCTGTGGTCTGCGCTCGCTTGATGATGTGGAGGCGTTGATTGCATTTTTCGAGGCCCGTCAGGGCCAGTTGATCGGGTTTCGTTGGAAGGATTGGAGTGACTATCTGTCATGCAAGCCGTCATGTGCTGTGGAAGCCTCAGACCAGCTACTTGGCTTGGGTGATGAGGTGACACGGGACTTTCAGCTGATGAAGTCTTATCGGTCCGGGGATGCTGTCTATCGGCGCCCGATTACAAAACCAGTCCAAGGTTCTGTGCGCGCTGAAGTCGGTGGCGATCTGGTCCAGCAAGGCGTCGATTTTGAGGTGGACCATAACAGTGGCCTGCTGACCTTTGTGAATGCGCCCGATGAAGGCGCAGAGGTGCGCGCAGGCTTTGAGTTTGATGTGCCGGTCCGTTTTGACACCGATGCGATCATGACCTCGGTGTCCAGTTTCCAAGCGGGTGAAGTGCCTGATGTTCCAGTGGTCGAGGTGCGGATATGAGTGAAGACATCCTTTATGACCATCTACGCAGAGGCGTGACGCATACCTGCCATTGCTGGCTGATCCGCAGGCTGGATGGTACGGCGCTGGGCTTTACCGATCACGACGCCAGCCTGCAATTCGATGGGATTGTCTTTGCCCCCCAAAGCGGGCTGAGCGCACGGGCGATTGCGAGCACGACGGGTCTGTCGATCAACAATACCGAGGCCTTCGGCGTGCTGTCAGATGACGCCATCACCGAAGCTGATATTCTGGCTGGTCGCTATGACGGTGCCACCGTGCAGGTTTGGCTGGTGTGTTGGGATGATGTCGCAGCGCGCAAGACCCTGTTTCGCGGGTCCTTAGGCGAAATCACCCGTGGGGCGGGCGGATTTGAAGCGGAGTTGCATGGTTTGACTGAGGTTTTGAACCAGACCCAAGGCCGCACCTATATGAAAACCTGTGGCGCTGTTTTGGGCGATGCCCGCTGCCGGTTTGCGGTGGATCAGGCGTCGTATCGGCTGGACTATACGTTGACCACGGCCACGGATGGGCAGGTTTTTACGCTGGAGGGCGTTGAAAACTTCAATGCGGGCTGGTTTGAAAGCGGACTGCTTGAGGTTTTGACCGGCGCTGCGGCGGGGCTGAAGGATGTCATCAAATCTGATGTGGGCGAGGGGGACCGCGTACTGACGCTCTGGTCGCCGTTGAACGCGGTGATCGTGCCGGGTGATGTGCTGCGTGTGACGGCGGGGTGCGACAAGACGGCGGCGACATGCCGGGAAAAGTTTGACAATTTCCTGAACTATCAGGGGTTTCCTGACATGCCCGGTGAAGACTGGATGGTCAGCGTGCCGCGTTCGGATGAAACCAACGCCGGCGGCAGCCTGAACCGATGAGTGCGCAGGTGGTCGGTATCGCGCGTGCCTGGATTGGGACGCCCTATTTGCATCAGGCCTCTGTGCAGGGCGTAGGCTGTGATTGTCTGGGTCTGTTGCGGGGCATCTGGCGCGAGGTTTATGGACAAGAACCCGAAGCGATCCCGGCCTATACCCAAGATTGGTCCGAGCCGCAGGGGGCCGAGCGACTGCTGACCGCAGCGCATCGGCATTTGAAGGATGTATCAAATGCCCCCTTTGCGGCCGGTCAGGTGATCCTGTTTCGGATGCGCCAAAGGGCCGTTGCCAAGCATCTGGGGCTATTATCGCATGATGAAGATGCTCTGAAATTTATTCACGCCTATCAGGGGCATGGCGTTGTCGAAAGCCCGCTTTCTGCGCCTTGGCGCAAACGTATCGCGGCGCGGTTTGCATTCATTGAAAGGGACGACTGA